GCCGAGCCCCCGAGCCGGGCGACACCACCGAGATCAAGGGGCATAACGGCGACGTCGTCGTATCCGAAACGGAACCGGGATACTGGACCATCCAGTTCGCCGGCATCGAATGCCGCAAGAGCATCGCCGAAGCCTACTTCGGCGTGGATGCCGACGAAAGCGGCGCGTTCCACGTCAAGGACGCGACCACGCCGCTCGAGTACGGCGTGGTGCTTGCCGGTCTCGACCAGCACGGCAACCCGCTGGTCCTGGGAGCGGCGAAGGCAAAGGTGTCCGACCGTGACGACATGACGTTCAAGAGCTCCGACACCATCAAGTTCAACCTCACGATGAAGTTCTTCAAAGCGCCCGACGGCTTCCAGTTCCACGTGTTCGGCCTGCTCGCCGCCGAAAAGGCCTCTTCGACCACCAACCCGTGACCCAATTCTTCCCGACGCCGCAGGATGGCGGTCCGGCGACGCCGGGAACCCATTTCCCTTACAGGACCGCCCATTCTTAGGAGAACAACATGAACGATGCCAACTACGCAGTGGTCGAACCCGAAATCAACGAGAACGCACCCGAATATCCCGACGTGCACCTCGAGGCGCTCGGCATGAAATTCGACCTGCCGAACATGAACAGCGCCGACCTTCCCATCGAACTGATCAACGTGATCCTCATCATCAAAAGCAAGATCGTCCTCTCCGAAGAGGAGAACTACCACGCCATGGCCGTATGCCTCGCCTACTTCGAACAGATGCAACCGAACCTGTGGAACAAACTGCGCCGCGCGGGCAACCCCCTCGGCTGGGTCGCCGGCATCGTGAAGGCATGGGCCACGGAATCGGGCATCGACCCAAAAGCGTTCACCTCATCCTCCTCCTCCAAACCCACCGCGGCGCGTTAGACCACGACTGGCTGAAAAACTACCAGCGCACCTACCGGCCAATCCACCTCGAACAATGGCTCGACGCCCCACTCACCAGCAAACCCACTGCGAACATCGACTACGGCACCGCCTGGCAACTGACCCGCGAACTACTACGCGACCACACCAGCAGCAGCTACGCCGCGCTCGCCAACTGGTCGTATACGCCCACGGGAGCTGAGATCAGCCTGTGGGACTGGTTCGAGCTCGAAGGTCGTCTCAAACGCCGCGGCTGGAGGCCATGGACGGACCCGCGCACCGACCAGTTCCGCCAGGCCAGGCAGGAAACCGACCAGGAGCGCAAGGCGCGCATGGAACGCCGCCACCACCTCAACGAGGTGTTCCACATCACCGAATAACCCCACCGCCATGGGGTCCAAGCCAATGAAGGACACCCATGGCACAGGACATCGGCACCGTATACGTCCAGGTCAAACCCTCCGGCAAGGACTTCGGCAAAACCCTCGAAGGGCAGATCACCCCCAGCATCGACCGGGCCGGGGCGAAAGGATCCACCAGCCTCACCAGCCGACTCGGCACCGCATTCGGCAAAATCGGCAAAATCGGTCTCGGCGCGATCACCACCATCACCGGCGGCATCGTCGCCCTCGCCGCCAAAGGCGGATTCAGCCGGGCACTCAACATCGAAAACGCCAAAGCCAAACTCAAAGGCCTCGGGCACGACAGCGCATCCGTCAGCGAGATCATGAACGACGCGCTCGCCTCGGTCAAGGGAACCGCGTTCGGCCTGGGTGATGCCGCGACGGTGGCCGCGAGCCTGTCCGCGTCGGGCGTGAAACAGGGCTCCCAGCTCACCAGCGTCCTGAAAACCGTGGGCGACACGGCGCAGATCTCGGGGCGATCCCTCACGGACATCGGCACCATCTTCGGCTCCGTCGCGGCCCGCGGCAAGCTGCAGGGCGACGACATGCTCCAGTTGATGAGCAGCGGCATCCCGGTCCTGCAGATGCTCGGCAAGCACCTGGGCAAGACCTCCGGCGAGGTCAGCGCCATGGTCTCCAAAGGGCAGATCGACTTCCAGACGTTCGCCGATGCCATGCAGGAAGGTATGGGAGGGGCGGCGCTGTCCGCCGGCACCACGTTCACGGGGGCATTGGCGAACGTGAAGGCGGCCCTGTCCCGTCTCGGCGAGCAGGTCGCCACGCCGATCCTCGACGGGCTGCGGGGACTGTTCAATCAGGCGATCCCCCTCATCGACGGGTTCACCGCAGCAGCCACGCCCATCATGCAGAAGGTGGGGGCAGGGCTGCAATCGGGGTTGGAGAATGCCCTGCCGGCCATGCAACGGTTCGCCGGGAAATTCACGGGCTTGTTCTCCCCGCTCGTGCAACCCGTCCGGATCCTCTGGGAGCAGATCGGCTTCGTCTTCCAGCAGATCGGCGAATACGGGTCCGATATGGCATCCTCCCTGGAAACCATCTTTGGAAGCCTCATCCGCGTCGTCGGCAGCCTCACGGGATCCCTCGGCTACGCGTTGGGGGAACTGACCGGCTACTCCGTCATCAGCGCCATGGCATCCACTGTCGCCACCGCACTGCGACTGCTCGGAGACGCCGTCAAATTCGTCGCCGACAACATGACCTGGATTAAACCCATCGCCACCGGCATCGCCGGCATCATCCTCGCCTCCAAAGGCCTCGGAGCAGTCACCACCGGACTTGGAGCACTCGCCAAAGGAGCCGCGACACTCACCACCGCAGCCACCGGAATCGCCACATGGATAGACCTCACCATGCAACTCGGCGGAGTCCTACCAGCACTCAAACAAATGGCCTCCGGCATGACACTCATCAAAAACGCCCAACTCGCATGGAGCGCCGTCACCAAAGCCGCAACCGCCATACAAGTAGCATTCCAAGCCGTCATGGCCACAACCCTCGGTCCCATCGCGCTCGCAGTGGCAGCTTTCACAGCCGTCACTGCCGCGGCGGTGTGGTTCTTCACCCAGACGGAGATCGGACGCAGGTTGTGGGCATCGTTCACGTCATGGCTGGTGTCGGCATGGCAGTCTGTGTCCTCCGCCGCGGTCGGTATCTGGAATGGTTTGGGTTCGTTCTTCACCGGGCTCTGGTCGTCGATCACATCGACCGCTTCGGGTGCATGGAACGGGTTCACGTCGGTATTGACCGGTGTATGGAGGTCGACGGTGTCGGCCGCGTCCGGTGCGTGGAACGGTCTGACGTCGTTCTTCACCGGGCTCTGGTCGGGCATCACGAGCGGGGTATCGACGGCGTGGAACTCGGTCGTATCGGTGTTCACATCGGTTGCATCGACCATCGGCAGGATCATGGCGAACATCGTCACCGTGATCGGCGCGGTGCCTGTGTGGATCGGTCAGCAACTTCTCTCCGGCATCAACGGTCTGTTCTCCACGATCATCAACCTGCTCACCGGATGGGCGACGAACTCGACGGGCATCGTGCACACGCTGCTCGAGGGGATCATCGCCTACATCACGACCGTCTGGACCGTGCTGAGCGGCATCGTGAGCACCGGAGTGAACCTCATCCGCACCATCGTCGTCGCGATCGTCGATCTCCTGCAGGGCGACTGGCAGGGCGCATGGACGGCGATCAGCGGTTTCTTCCAGGACACGTGGAACGGGATTATCGCATTCTTCACACCGATCATCGCATGGCTGCAATCCATCGTCATGACCGTGATGTCGACGGTGCAATCGGTGTGGAACTCGGTATGGTCGGCGATTAGCGGATTCTTCTCCGGAGTATGGAACGGGATCGTCGCCGTGGCCACCGCCAGGGGAGACGCCTTGTCCTCCGCCATCACGAGCGCCGTCAATTGGATCGCCGGAGTATGGAACGCCGCATGGTCCGGAATCTCGGCGTTCTTCTCCGGAGTATGGAACGGGATCGTCGGGTTCGCGAGCCCGATCCTTTCCAGTCTCGGCGGCATCATCACCGGCTCGGCCAACTGGATCCGTGGAGTATGGAACTCCGCCTGGTCATCCATCAGCGGATTCTTCTCCGGCATATGGAACAACATGGTCGGTATGGCATCCTCCGCCGTCAACGCAATCGGCGGCGTTGTAGGGCGGATCTACGGCATCGTGACGGGAGCCCTAAGCGGAGCCGGTCATTGGCTCTATGACGTCGGGAAGAACATCATCAGCGGGCTGATCGGCGGCATCACCGGCGCGTTCGGATGGTTGAAGGACACGATCACCAGCATGGGCAGCAATGCCTTGGGCTGGGCGAAGAGTGTACTCGGCATCCACTCGCCCTCGAAGGTGTTCCGTCAGCAGGTCGGCGTGATGATCGGGCGCGGCATGGCTTTGGGTATAGACGACAGCGGGAAAGAAGTCGAACGGTCCCTACAGACCATGAATCTGAAGCTCTCCGACCTCCTCAGTCCCATAGGCGTCACCTCGGTCTGGACGGGAGACATGGGACGGACATCGCCGAAGACCTTGGACGCCATGGGCGTGCCAACTGTGAACCAGTACATCTACACACAGCAGGACGACCCCCGCATACAGATGCGGATGTGGGGTCGAGAGGCAGTAAAGGCCATGGCGGGAGGAATATGAGCACAGCCAACGTGATCGGGGTGTCTCTCGGAGACATATGGATTCCCGCCACCACTGAACACGGGTGGTTGCTCCAAGGCCTCACAGGGTGGATGGATCTGAGTGAAAGCAAGGCCGAAATCAAGGAGCGTCCGCAGACGCACGGCGCTTTCGATCCAGGCACCGACTGGAGACAAAGCCTGGCTCCGGGGCTCAAAATCGCATGGGTTGGCGACATACAGCAGGAGCTTGATCAGGCGATCGACCAGCTCAAGGCGCTCGGCTCGCTGGGCCATCTAATCAACCTTGGCGTGGAGACCACGAACGACATCAGAACGAGACCAGTGAGCATCCGTAACATCGATGTTCCTGACACGCGTGGCAGAAGCAGTGTTGACGGCATCGCGGTCGACGTGGTCGCTCCCGATCCTCGGGCTTATGGGGTGGTGTCGAGTGATAGTACGGGGTTGCCGGTGCATGGTGGCGGGCTTGTGTTCGACACGTCCCCCTCCACGCGTTGGACCGGTACCCCGAACGCTTCCACCAGCACCCTGTCGCAGGATGGGAAGATCATCGCCACCAACCTGTTACCGACCCCACGACCGGCGTCCGCCACCATGAGGAACACGACCATCACGCAGACGGATGACGGTTTCGCAATCACGACAAACAAGACCTACACGGGAGGTGGTGATGACTATAA